TTCCATACCCTCGTCTGTCTTAAAGAAAACTGCTAATGCAGAATATGGATGCTCATCAAATGGAACAGTCATAACTTTTCTTCCATTACTAACCCAAGTAAATGATCTTTGATCTTGAGATAGTTTTATAATATTAGCTTCAGTTGCTTTTATTCCAAAATTCCTTAATTGAACATTATCATCATTAGCAAGTTCTAAGAACAAAGCTGGGTTACTCTTGGCAAATAGAAATAAATCTCTTTTAAGTTCCTTAGAACTCATGCTAGATACCTCAGAGCCAATCTCTACACGCATTATAGCTTCAGCTATATCTATCTCTAGTGTTTTAGCTATTGTAAGTGCTTCTATTTCTAGTTCTAAATCCTGCAACTCATCTGTTGCAATTTTTACTGTATCAAACTCAGTATAAACTTTACCGTTGTCTGGTGAAAGTTCTAAGAACATTTGTAATGTTTGTTTTTCTTTTGGTACACTTAATACACCATCCATAAATGTTATGTGTGCTAATCTAGAGTCACCTTTAAACTCATCTACAAAGGGAGTTTTTTGATTTATGGTATACTTTAATTCTCTTTCGTATCCTTTTTCTTCATCAAACCAATAAACACCCGTACTTTTTATACTGTATGTTAATGGTGCCATGTTGTTAGCTAACACGAATACTCTGTCTTTTAAAACTCTTTTAGGAGCTTCTTTTTTAATTGCTTCTTTTTTCATAATAAAATATAATAAGATATAATAAGGGTAAAAATTACCCCTATCCAATGGATAAGGGTAATTATTAAATAATTGTTATTAGTTCAATAAACAGAAGTTATTAGCTCCTTGTACTACTAAACATCTTTCAGATAGGTAATGCACTTTCATAGCATCAAGATCCGAAGTTACGTTTCCGCCAACAGAACCTGTTACCCAAGTTTTCATTTTTCTATCATCAGTTTGAGAAGACCTGTATCTAACGTGCAAGAAAGGTCGTTTCATGCTGCTACCAAGTTGCTCATCATATACACTTGAAACTCCAGCTGGAATAATTGCTCCACGAATACTAGTGTCTCCATATACTCCTCGAGTTCCTAGATCATTCAAGTATTTCCAATCAGACTTATAAAAATCATAAGATCCTCTACGGAAACCTGAAAAACCAAGATTTAAAGCCATATCCTCACTGTTACTGAATACTCCAAAAGAAGTTCCTCCAGTTCCATAAGAATTTTGAGCTGCAAGCATATCATCAATACCAAGAGATACGCTTCTGTTAGCATAAATCATGTTCTCTTCTATAGCTCCATTTGCATCAAACTTCTTTAGAATATTATCAAAAGATCCTAGATCATCAGCTGCTGAACTTCCAACAATACCTGCTGAAAAGTGACCTCTATCTGCGATAGCTGCAAACATACCTTCAGTACCATCTGGAACTGCGGCTCCTGCATTTGCTACACTTTTTTCAGCCTCAACCATTGTCATCTCAAGTTGATCTGTGAATCTTGAACGAGTATCTCCTTCGGCTTTCAAATACCATAGGTAACCTGATTGTCCAGACTCTCCAGTTACTTCAACCCAACCGATTTGAGATGCATCAGATCCTGAAATCTCATACATGTCTTTAATAATGATTGGCTTGTTAGTAAATGACTTGAAAGAAGGTGCTATAGCTTCTGTTTGACCTACTGTTCCTTTAGCAAATTCAGAACCGTATACAAACACGGTTACCGCGTCATTATCCAAGAAAGCTTGACCCGAAGATCCTAGATTTGCTTGAGTATATGGTAATAGATTTGCTGTAGTTGCACTAGGTATTGCAGAAACGTAACAGTTTAGTTTTAAGTTACCACCACCTGTTTCGTGAATAAGAACTGTATCACCAACTCTTAATTCGTGAGCTGTACCAAAAGTTACTAATCCATCACCTTTAGTTGTTACTGCGGCTACTAGATTAATATGTAATCTACCCTGCTCAGACCAGATTACTTGATCAGACGTCATTGCTTCTTCAGCTCCAACTTGATTTAGAAATCCAGAAATTGTTCTTTTACCGAATACTGCCGCTTCTTGTTCCATTAGATCAGGCAAGTACTGTTGTGCCCATCCCGCGGTTCCTGCTGCGGTGAAGTCGATATACGCTGAACTTAGCGTTTGTTTTACTGGGGCTGGTACCGAATTTATGTTACTACCCGAGCTTACTGCTGCTGCTGCCATAATTTTGTTATTTTAATTTTGATTATTTTTTAATTTTAAATTTAAAATCAGAAGAATTATCACCTGTTAATGCTCTTACTTTCATTCCACTGGCTTCCACAAAACCTTCGTGACCTTGTCGCGGGTTCATGTCTATATTTTTAGACTTAGCAATACTTTGTTTGATTGCATCAGCTTTACCTTGTTCATAAAAGTGGTTTGCAATAGCATCTGAATTCATAGCAGTAAATAAAGACTTATGATAACCCTTAGCATCGACCATTTCATTATCCTTGTTTAGAAACTTTCTAACAAAGTTATTTATGTCGCTTTGAGTTTGCTTTACTTTATCAGCTTCCTTAACATTAAACCTAAATCTCTTATCTCCAACTTTATATTCAAAACCTTTGAATTCGTTGGAAAAAACCTCACTGGTTTTCTTATTAAATGTCAGTTTTTGTTTTTCGGAAACCTTAGTTGCCTCTTCTGATTGTTTATTGTAACGATCGAAAAAATCTACAGCTTTCTTTTGTTCTTGTGTTAACCTAGAACCTGCCTTGATTTCATCATAATACTTAGACTTTAAACCATCTAAGTGTTGCTTAGCGTTTGCAACTTGCTCTTTTAACGCTAATTTCTTTCTCTTAATATCTCTCTCATCATCTACATCTTCTTCATATGAGAATGAGTCTTCCATTAAGAAGTCTATTTCATCACCAGTTAAATGTGGTTTAGTAGACTTATAAAATTCTTTTAATAATTCATTATTATCTAATGAATCAAAATCTTGATTTATTTTTACATAATCTTCTAGAGTTCCTCCCGTGTCGTTCATAAAGTCAACAACTTTTTGAATATTTTCTGGAAGTTCTACCCCTGATTCCTTTAACGTTTCAGCTTGTTCAATTTCAGATTTTAAATCTTCAACTTCTTCTTTTACCTCTTCGTCAGTTATCTCCTCGAGAAAACTGTCTTGTTCATCTTTGGGATCTTGTTCTTTATCTTCTTGTTTAACGGAATCTTCTGAATCTGCTGGTTTATCTTCTTCAGCACTGGAGATTTCATCTGTGTTTTCTTTTTTAACGACATTTTCTTCGCTTTGCTCTTCTTTATTAATCACCTCTTCTTCGGATTTATTAACTTCTCGAAGATCTACTTTTGTTACTTCATCAGTAGTTTTAGTAAATTTTGGTTTTTTAATACGAATTTTGTCATCACTAGTTTCAGACACTTGTTCTTGGGTTGTGTTTTCAACAACCTCTTCTTCTTGTTTTTTCTTAGCCATAATATAATATAATATAAAAAATTAAAAGTAATTACTTAGGATCAAAAGACCCTAAGTTGAAGTTACCACTAAGTATATCATTACCTGCTGATTCAAAATTCTTAGGTGGTTTCTCATTTTTTCTTTGATCGATCAATTCAGATTGCTGAGTTGCTTGTATTTTTGTTCTCTTGTCTTTTCGATCTTCTTTGTATTTTTCTTTTTCATTAATGGTATTTAAATCCATTTGTTTTAGCTGCATGTTCAATTGAAACTCAAACTGCATCAACTGCTTTTTTATCTCAGCTTCCTGTGTCATCTTTTGAGTATCTAATTGAGATTTAGCTTGTTCTATTTGCATCTCAGTTTGTGCTAAAGCTTGCTGTTTTTGCACTTCAGCTTGGGCTGCTACTTGTTGAGCTTGAGCGTTTGCTTGCGCTTGAGCTTGTATATTTTGCTGCTGTAGAGCTTGATCTCTTTCTTGCTTTTGTTTTCTTCTAATCTTTAATAACTGATTAGCTAGTTTTATGTTCTTTATTTCTCTAAGATCAATAGCATCTTCAAGATCAATACCTTTTTGAGCTACAGCTACTTGAATGTTATTTTCAAGCATTTGTTTTTCCTCATCGTCAGGTGTTAAATCTATAAATATACCAAAATCATATAAATGTAGATTAGACATTTCCTCAAGTGTTGCTACATTGTGAGCACCTATGCTTTGTATGAAAGCATCTCTTGTTGGAGCATACTCTATTATGTCTGATATTCTTAAAGATATACAGTCTGCTGTCTCAGCCGTTAGGAATAAACCTGATTGTAATATGTGTCTAGTTGCTGTATTAGAGTTAGCTGCTGCTATTTTCTGTATACCAACTAAAGCATTTTTATCTGGAGTACTACCATCTCTAGCTTCATTTAAACCGGTTACATCTCTTATCATTTGTAGATAATAATTGTAAGTCTGTATTAAGCTTTGCATTTTAGCTCCACCGCTGCCACTAGCTATTTCTTGAATAGGTACCTTACCTGGATTCATATCACCATCAGCTGTTAGTGATCTACCTATGATACTACCAGTTTGGAAGAACATATTAAGCGCTTCTTGAGGATTATAGTTTGTGCCATTACCTAAGTCAACCTCAGCAACACCATCAGCATCTAAGTAGACACCGTCTGGAATCAACCTAGACATCACCTGTTGAAGCTTTAAGTGAGTTAGCTGTATCATATCAGCAAAACCAGTTATCCTTCCTACGAGAGACTCTATGCGACCCTTGTACATTCTAGGAGCTACTATAGAGTAATTCATTTTAACTTTAGTGTAATCACTCTTTGGCCTCATCATATTTTTAGCCATACCCCACTTTAATAACTTCTTAGTACCAACTATTAAAGCTCCTTCATATAATACTTCAATAGACTTAGATACTTTCTCAAACTTCTCATCCAATATTTCTACAGGAGGATTAAAAGTATCGTCTTTAATTATTATTTTAGATGCACCTGTTGATGTTTGCTTTATCTTATATACCTCATTCATGTAGGTCTTATAATTAAAATATAATATCTCTACTTGATTGTTGTCGATATCATCATAATTAACTTTGCTATACCCATTGCTACTAGGATGAGGCTGCTTTATAATACCCTCAAGATCTTCGTTGGTTAAACCTGGAAATTCTTTCTTTAACTCGTTAACAGGTATAATTTTAACTTCACCAACATAATAGATGTCATCGAAATAAGGTGAATCAGTATACGAATATACTAGGTTGGCAGGATCTACATAGTCAACTTTAACCCCTTCTGATTTAGAGAAAGTATTTCTAACACAACCTATACCAATAACTGTTAAATCGTAATTTACCCTTCTTCTTGTTAGCTCATATTTGTTACCATCAAATATAGTATTGATAGCTTGCTCCTCGGCTAATTCAACAGCTTGCTTGTAACTAAGCTGCATGTGTAACTCTAATTCTTCTTTTGAATCAGGTAGTTCCTCCTCAGGTGTGTTAGATATATCAACTCCAAAAGCTTGTTTAGTAAAAGCATTTAATTCTTTGGTTCTCATATCAGCTATGATACTTTCCATGTACTCAGTTCTCTTGCTAACACCGTATGGGTCTTGAGAGTAAGCCTTGACATCGTAAGTCCTATCAGATATACCATTAACTACTATATCAACAAACTTAGATATAATAGGTACTGGCTTCCAGTCTAAATTAAGATAAGACAAATCACCATTTATAGATAATTCATCTTTATACTTTTGTATCGATTGTTCTCCTCTAGCATACAACCTAAGCCTATGAAAACTTAACTCGTTACTCTTAAACCTATTAGATCCAGAGTCTTTATCAAACCATTCGCTCTCAATAGCTTTAGCAACCTTAAGTCCGTATTCTGGAGTTATTTTTTCTAAGTCGCTAACGACTTGACTAGGGAAGTAATTTTTGGTAACTGATTCAGCCATATCTTTATTTTATTATTTTAGAAGAGTTTCCTTGGTTTTCATACCTAGAAAAACTTATATTTATCTTTTGTATTTCTTTCTTCACGTTAGGAGAATATAAATGTCTATTACATGCCATTATAGCTAAACCAGAGCTAATTGCTGCATCAAACTTTGTTCTATTGTTTATATCGAATCTAGACCAATCATTTAATGTTCTGTTAAAATATATATCACCGTAGTTACCGTTTGATTTTAATCCAACGTGTTCTTGTATATACATTTCTATTGCAGCGGCGTGTGCTTGTCTAATGTCTTCACTTGAGTTAGGTATTCCACCTATCTCTTTTTCTGTGATAGACAACTTGTTCCAAGTTCTATCAGGTCTATTCATTGAGTAACCTCTGTAACCTCTTCTTCTTATATAATATAATAGTCTAGGTTTATTGTTTTCAGCTAGTATTGGCATACCATAGAATATAAGTGCCATAAGTACATCTTCAAAGAAAGTCTCAGCAGTCTGAGGTCTAGCAATGTATTCTAAGAAAAAGTGATTAGGAGGAGCATCTTCCATGGAAAACTTGGTGAGGCCATGAAGAGCTCCTTTGGAACCTAGCCCGTCGACTGTCCCCGAAATATCATAACTGTCACACCCAAATGCACCGACGTGCTCATTACCGGGTGATTTTACACCATTCTTTTCTACTACTCTATTTTGTAGATGAACAGGTGGTACCCAACTAATTTTAAATCTACCTTCAGGGTTTGGATAAAATATTACTTTAGAATCTTTAATCCCGTTAACCCACTGAAAACTACCAGTGTTAACACCTGAAGATGTTGATATATCTTCATTATAATCTACTTGCTCGTATATTTTTTGTAAGTTAAATATACTATTCTTAGTTTCATCTCTAAATGCATGTTCCTCTGTTCTAGGAAACTGTCTATAAAACTCATTTAGAGCATCACCATCACTTTTTAAACCATCAACTTCATTTTGCCAATGCTCTAATATTCCAATGTCTATATATTCACCAAAAGGTCCTTTAGTTTCTTTTTCTGGTGTATCAAATACTGGTTGACCAAATTTGTCTATGAAACCCTCATAGTTCCATTCCATCGGTATGAACAAAGAATATAAACCAGAACCAGTTTGACCGTTTTTGTTTCTCTTTGTTACATCTGAGGTTCTGTATAATTTCTTAAAGTTCTCTCCACCTTTATCTAAAGCGTTAGAGGTACTACCCATCATACACTTACCTATTATTCTACTACCTAATCTTAAGGTTGTTTTCGTAACCCGCCAGTTGTTGAGTATGTTGTTCGGTCTCTCCCATTTCCCCGATTCATCATGTACGAGGAGTTTAAGTTTCTCCCCATCGTAGGAGTTGTCACCGGTGTTCTTCCAGTCGATGGTGGTGTCCAAGCCTTGTAAATCTTCTGGTTTGTCCGAGCTCGTGATACTCCGTCTGGTAAGCTTTGATGCTGGTACTCTGAACGCAAGTTCTGTTTTAGGTCTGTCCATACCGTCTTGGATTGGCTTGAAGAAGAACGGGTAGTTAACTGAGATTGGCACGACTTTGTCTGTAAACATTTTCTTAGCATCAGGACCGGACTTGGACAAGATGCCATAACGTGCGTCACTGGATATTGTTGCCAAGTTAACTGTCTCACCACTTGCCATGAAAGAGAACCCTGATCGTCTATTTTTAAGGTAACACATTCCGTAACATCTTGTATCCGCCTTACAGGCTTCCCAAAATATATAGAATAATCTATTGGCCTCACGAAAGTCTGGTTGCCCGACGTCAATCTTACTCCACTGCAAGTACATGTAATGAGTACCAGTAATGTAAGAATTATTGCCGTTGTTATCAAACCATAAGCCTTCTTCTCTACGTTTAAATTCATCCTCTATATACTCTATGTATTTTTCTTTAAAATCTGCTGGATAATCTTTCCAATCAAATATTGTCTTTATTCTACCTAGTTCTTTTGGATAAGGAGTTACCTCCCATGTGTTGCTTTTAAACTTTAATATTTCATCTGATTTAGGTAAAGCTATTTTAAGATTTTGTATCTCATATATCTCACCTATCTTACCCGTTCTGCTTATAACAACAACATCATGCTCTTTGTTATAACCGTACTCCCATTTCTTGGTTTTGTTTAACCTGGAAATTGTACTCTTTTTTATAGGTTGTATAACCTTAAATAAAGTTTGTTTGTACATTATTTAGATCTTCTCTCTGCAAATCCACCAAACGATACATCTTTATCGGTATCGACTGGAACTTTGTTCTCTATGATATTATCCTCCTCTTCTATTCTCTTAAGTATTTCAAATGCATCGAAGATAGCTAGCTTCTTGGTTGCCGCCGCATTTTTTAACCTATCAGCTGATATATCCTCATCCGAGTCTACTATTGCTTCCTTGGCTACTTTAATTAACTCCTCAACTGCTATGTGCCCAGCTAGGATTATGTTCTTCTTCGTTTCCTTGATATTCATACTTGATTGAAATTTCAGTGGTTAAAACTCTATATAACCTATCACCATCAATAACAAATTCGTATTCGCTATAAGGTGTGAAACCAACTAGATCACCTTCTTTTACTCCGTTCTTTGAAAGAATAGGATCCATATATTTCATTACGCCATAAAAACACTCTTCTTTCTCAGTAACAAAATCATCATTAGATTTAATTGGTTTTACAAAACAATAACCACTAAGTGTCTTCCAGTCTTGATTATCTCTTTTATAAGAGAATATTTGACTTTCATTAACGCAATAGTTGTTATCGTCTATGTAGCTTCTACTGTTTTTCTCTTCACCTCTTATATTGTGCCACCGTCTAAACACATTGTGATGAACTATAACCTCGTCACCTATTTGTAATTCAGTTTCTATAGCTATAGGTAGTTGCTTTATTATTGCTTCTCTACTAACGTATTGATGATTAAAAACCTCCGTATTAAGTATTAAATCTTTATCACCAACTTTCTTAGTATTATTGTATCTAGTATTTTTAGGCTCAATTATGAAGTCATATATACTTTTCATTAATACTGTAGATTGTACTCAACAGATACAGCCATATTCTTATTGAAGTCTTTCCATATCAGGACGTTTTTCTCTTTCTTGATATATATGCTATACTTGTCTTCTTGTTCTATAATATCACAAATTGTATGCCCTCCGTAGACCTCTTGGCCCACGGAGTAATGCATAGCTTCATTTTTATAATCCTTACCAATACTGATCTTACGTATTAGCTTGTTGCTCATCTTCTTCTTTGATTGGTTCGTATGTTCCATCTTGAATATTGACAGACACTTTTCCATATTCTTTCTCTAGTTTCTCTTGAATTTTCTTTAATTCATCTTGACTAGTGACTAGTTCGTGTAGGAGAAAGTGTTTCTCAGTCTCTAACTGACCAATTTTTAATTGAGTTTGATTGATTATGTTAACTCGAGCTTGTAGCTCCTTGAGCTCTTTATCGGTAATACTTAGTTTTATTTCTTGATTTTCCATTTTACTTTGTTTTATATAATTAAATTTAATTCACTTATAGATAGGTATTACACACCGATTGTTTTTGTTACTACTGTTGGTGTGATTTTCTCTGCTATCTGATTATCAATGCTGGTTTTAATAGATGCAACTTGCTCTTCACCAAGCACTGCTTCCACCCAACCGATTACATCTGCTTCAGTAATATCAGCGAAAGCCGTAAAGGTACTCAAATCTTCAGTATCTAAAGAGACTACTCCATAAGAATCTCCTCCATTTAAATCTTCTGTATCATCTACTCCGGTTAATCTCCAGTGAACATTAAAGATCACGTCTGCTTGATCACTCTTCGTTGGGTATGTATCAACTGTTTTACAGTTCCACGTATATGCTATTGCCATTGTTTTATTTATTTATTGTTTTAATAATTCTACTTCTTGTTTTAATAATTCTATTTGTGTTTGTTGTTCTTGGATTGCTTTGATTAAAAAAGGTGTTATTTTAGAATAATCTATAGATTGATACATTGGAGTACCATTACTACCAACTTTATCTTTTTCATTTAAAACAGCCTCTGGTAT